CAGGCTACCAAAGACAAGGTAGCGTGGCTAAAAGCCAACCCAAATTCAACCGAGGCACGCAAGATTTCCTTGAAAGCGGCACAGGAAGAGGCAGACAGGGCCAGCAAATTTCTGGACGATCTGCTGAGAAAAGGCTCCAATGCGGCTGTGTCTCCCGGATTACGAGAGAAGCTATTGAGGGAATCCACCAGGAAGCCCATTCCTTCCACGTTCTTGGAGGGCTTGGCGAAGTCTGTATCTAAAGAGGCAATGGTTCCAGGCATCAAAGAGCTGTTTGGCAAAGCGCTAAAAAAAGGCATTAAAAAATGAGACCAGAAGACGAGGAGAAATATCAAAAACTGCTGCTCATTCAGAAGATCGTGGCGGCAAAGAAGGCTAGGCGCAACAGGGATATCCACCTATTTAATCCTGCCCACCCTGAGATGATTCCGTTTCAGAAGCAAATTGCATATTTCTCCTCGAAGTCTCACATCAAGCTGGCCCGCGCTGGGAATCGTTCAGGTAAAACCTTTACCACTACGAGAGAGCTTGCTTGGATGATCACCAGAACCCACCCGTACAACAGCCAATGGAACATGCCCGGGGGGAAGTGGGATGAGGAAACATATCTGAGAACGCCGAGAAAACGATTCTGGGTTTTCGGGCCTGATTATGAATTCACCACCCAGGAAATGTGGAAGAAATACCTCCGGGGATTCATTCCGGAATGGTTTTACACGGACGATGAGGGAAATGATAACGTCACTTTCACCAACCAACGCAATGTGGACAAAGTCACTTGCCGGAATGGCGATATCATTGAGTTTCGCTCATATTCCCAAGATATAAAGTCGATGATGGGAGCCTCGATTGATGTAGTTCTCATTGACGAGATGCCTTCCAACGTCATGATCATCACGGAGCTGTTGACACGAACCTTTGACGTGGACGGCATCATGATTATGGGCTTCACACCGCTGAATCCCGTGTCGGAAATCAAGGACTTTCTCGAAGCCCACCCAATGGTGGAGACTTTCTCCTGGTCGGTGAAAGACAATCCCCATTACCGGGACAATCCCGAAAGGTTGGGCAATGTCTTGGCAACCTGGGGACAAATGTCCGACCATGAACTTGAATCCCGATTGAATGGCGGGTGGTATTTTGAGGCAAAGGGTGGCTATATCTTCGCTGGTCTAGAAATAGAGACAGTAAAAGACTTTCCAATACCGGGACACTGGAGAAGGGCGCGGGTGGCCGACCCTTCCGCCCACATCACAGGATTGTGCCAATTCGCAGAAGATCCCGCCACAAATGTGTGGTATTGCTACGACTCCAGTGAACTAAAGTGGGGGAAGGTGTTGGCCCGAGCCGAGGACATCGTAAAAGAGATTGAAAAGAAGGCCCCGTACAAGGGATTCCCTTGGTCTTTGTCCATATATGATAACTCTGCTGGGTTCTTTGGTGCATATGCTCGGGAAGTGAAGTTTCGCCCGAGCATCTACAAAAACCGTGACCATGCCATTATGATGACAAAAACCCTGGTGGGAAACAAGCAAGTAGTATTCTTTTCCCACGGGGCTTCGGGAGTCGTGCGCCAACTCCGGGAATATCGGTTCAGGGAAAATGGAGCCGTGAGAAAATATGATGATCATATGCTAGACTGCCTTATGTACTTCTCACGGGAAGTCCCTTTGCCACAAAAGATAAGTTCAGCCCGGCCCCATGATGAATCCGATTGGCTTTTTCAGGAGTATGTACGCAGGCAAGAAATTTCGGCGGGAAATGCCCCTGCGGCCAAGACAGCTCTGACGCGAGGTTTCGTCCCAGGGGGTTTGGCAGGATTTAGGCAGTGTATAAATAGGAGACAGACAAGATGATGATTGGAGCATACGTTTTGATGGGTGTTTTGTTGGTGGGATTGGTAATTCAGGGATATTGGATCAAACAACTGTGGCTTACACAGCGGGGCTTTCGGGCCAAGCTCAAGGTAGGGGAGGCACACTTGCTGGTGTGCGCCGAGAGCATCCTTCAAACAAAAGAAGAGCTGCAGAAGGCCCGCAAAAGGGCTGAGACCGTAGTCATTCCAGTCAGGAGCGCCCGCTGATGGCAAGAATACGCATACAATCCGATGAAGAAGTGGTTTCCGCGCTAAAAAAGAAGTGGGAATCATGCGAGAGACAACGAGAAAGCCTAAAAATTGAGTGGGACGCTTGCCAATCAGCCTACCAGGGGCTGCAATCTGCAGGGCTTTCCCATGGACTTGACTCTGGCCAAGCTGCGCAACTGTGGGTTAATCCAGGAGGACTCAATGAAGGCTCACACCCGCAGATAACGGGACTGCACCTCACGAAAGCGATGCTGTTCCTGCATAGCAAGCTCTGCATTTCCGAGCCTGCTGTTACTTTTCGGGCGTTTAATGACGACCACTCCAACGCCATGGCGGCAAAGTTCGCCCAAACCGTAATCAATCACGTAAAGCAGGTGAAGGATTTACAGGAGGTATTGGAAGCCGGGCCTTACTTGAGTTGTGCCCAATATGGAGCCGGGGCGCTGTTTATCGGGTGGGATGGCGAAGGCGGAGAAGAGCCTGTAGACGTTCCTGATAACTTCGACCCGCTCAAAGATGAATTCACCATGGAAGGCGACTACGACATCCACGCTGTTGCCTTGGATAGATTCCATGTTGAGCCGGATGCTCAGCGTTTCTCGGATGCGAATTGGTGCATCGAAGAAATACCCATGGATCTCAACGAAGCCATTTTTAGGTTTCCAGACTTCACAACCGAGCTCCAGGAATACGTAAAGCAGCCGGAATCCGTGGACATCGTAGACAGACCAAGCAACCAGGTAGACACATCCACCTCCAACACGGTGTGCATTTATTCCTATTGGGAGCGGGGAAGACCTTGGAATGGCTTGCTGGGAAGTCACATATATTTCATCAAGAAAGATGAGCCGATAATCCTGTTGCGGGAAAACAATCCCTATGCCCACAAGAGGCTGCCTTACTTGTTGTTGACTGATATCGACATCACGAAGAGTTCCTACGGAATGAGCCGGGCGGTTCTGTGCACGCCGATGCAGGATGCGCAAAACACATTCCTCCAACTACTGCAAACCGGGATTGAGTTGAATGCTATTCCTCGAATGACTTGCCCCGAGGGTGCAGTAAATGAAGACATCCTGAGCAACTGTCCTGAGAAGTTCCTGACGTACAATGCTTCTGCCGGAGAAAAGCCGGACTACATGCGCCCACCTTCGGCGGCTCCAGACATTTGGCAGCTCAACAAGTTGTATGAAACACAGATGTCGGGAATATATGGCATGGGCGAGTTCTCCCAAGGGCAAATCAATCGGGAATTGTCTAGCTTTGCGGTGCAGATGGAAATAGAGGTCGATGATAAATTCCGCATTCGACTGTTCAATAAGAAAAAGAATTTCATCTCGCAGATGTATGAGATGATTCTTGAGATCACCAAGCAATTTGTAGGAACTCCTCGGTTGTTGAAGGTTGCCGGGCAAGAGAACGTGGCGGGACAGGAGTACTTCTCAGCACAAGACCTCAAGGGAGAGTACGGAATCTTTGCAGACTTCGGTGTTTATCTTCCCGCAGATCCCGCAGCAAGGAAGCAACAGATCCTTGAACTGCTGAAATCCGGAGCTCTTGAGAAAGCTGGCCTGGACATGAAAAAGATAGTGTCTTTGTTGGTCGATGGCGATATGCTTTCTGTGAGGGACTTCTTGGAAATCTCTCGCAAACGCCAAGCCGAAGAGACAGTACGGATGATCAATGGGGAAGACATTCCTGTGGAAGAGTGGGATGAACACACGTCACATATGCAAGAGCTGCAGGAATATACAGCCACAGCGGAATTTGATAAGCTTCCAGCGGAAGTGAAACAACGCTTGTGGAAGGGCCACTGGGAGAAACACAGGGATATGTTGGCAAAAATGCAGGCAGCAGCGCAGCCCCAAGGAGCGGCACCGGGCGGTGCTCCGGCACCCGCCGGGCCTGCACCAACTCCGGGAATGGCCCCGGCACAAACAGAAACACTTTCGGGACTCACACCATAATTTGATTGGAGACACACATGTTTATCAAAAGAATCTCGTACCTGAATGATGGAGCGCCCTCGGCACCCGCAGCGGCTGCAGGGGCAAGCGCCTCGGCAGGAAGCAGCACCCAAGCCACAACCTCTTCCGGAAACGTCCCCGCCCCTGCCACGGGGTTTGCAGGATTGCGTGAGCGTTTCGGT